AAAAAAGAAATCCTCTTAAACCCAGCGTATTCATTGGTGGACGCATTATTGAAATTTTCAATGTGAAATGCTATCACAAAAGAGTCCCCGAAACTTACTGACTGGACTCCAAATGTACGCCAAGTGCCGCCAGTTGATCGCGCTGAAAGCTGCACAGTGCCAGCTTGGGTGTTCCCAGCAATAGCAAACCCCCTAACTTGCTTATTCCCACTCAAACCAGTTATTGTAAGTGTAGAGGGGTCGGTTCCAACCAAAGGAACCTCTGTCGCTGTATCCCACACTGATGACATTACGGAATTTGCCAACACAAAAGCTGTAGTTGCAAGTTGCGTTGTGTTTGTACCTAACGTAGCTGTAGGTGCTGATGGGATTCCTGTAAAAGATGGTGAAGCTAAGGGTGCAGCATTAGCAGCAGCAAAAGTATTAGTACCTTGATCTAAAGTACCTAAGCTAATCCAAGCATCATCAGCCTCAGACCTCATCTTAAGAATATTAGTAGCAGTATCATACCATAGCATGTTGGCATAGGTTGATGAAGGTGCTGTAGCCCCCGAGGAATTAGAGGCTAGAGCCTGTAGAGCAGTGTTTAAGTCTGCCCTAAAAGTCGGTGCCGTTTGGTTTGCGATTACAAAGTCATTCTGACTCATTAGTTATACTCCACGATTGCATCTAGTGCAGAAATTGCTGGTGTTATATTATTCGAACTTGATGTTAGTACAGCCCTGAACCTAAAGGCTCTACCGTAGTAGTTACCTGCCCTGAAGGCTTGGTAGTCAGTCCATGTAGGTGTACCAGCAGGATCATCTTGTGTTACACTGATGTAGGTTTTTACATTGGTATCCCCAAACTGTACAGCACCAGTAAAGTCATCAAACAGGCCAGGGAAATCATCGAAGTTACCAGGGATGTCATCCCACAGACCTGATGAGTTGTCTATTCGAGCTACAGTAGCTTCAACCCTAGAGGTAACCAGCCTAGCGGAACCTGTATCAATAACAGCACTAAAGTCATAAGTAGCTGTAGTAGGTGCGGTAGATGGGTCTGTTATCCTCAAGGTATTGCTTGTTACACTACACCCAGTTTTAGTACCACTAAAGGTTGGGTCATCAGACTGTGTACTTGTGGTAGTAAAGCTTTCAAGTGCAGCAGCAGGAACTACTATTGAGGTATAGTTTTCAGAAGTAATACCTGACTTGTCAATAGACTTGATGTGGTAGGTTCCTGATCTTGCAGGTACAGATACACTATTAGCTGGTCTAGGTACTTTATCCACAGCAGTGGTAGCATTAGCATACGTAGCACCAGACTCTTCTACTGAGTGTCTTATACGATAATAGCTAAGGTCAGCACTAGCAATAGCATCCCACTCAAGGTGGATAGATGGTCCATTAAGCTCTGCTGTGAATCCTGTAACATCATCTGGTGGATCAAGGAGACCGTTAGCCGCAACACTGGATAAGAACTCATACTCGCCCTTAATACCAAAGGTGTTGATAGCCCTTGCCCTAAAGTCATAGTTACCAGTATCTAAGTCAACAGCCCTGAACAGTCCTAATTCACCAGTACCTAAACTCGTGTATTCAGTGTCAGCAGACTCCTTGAACTCAACCTCAACACGGTCAATACCTTCAGTCCTACCCGCTGTAACTGTAACATTAATAATATTAGTAAGCTTCTCACGGATAACCTGTGTTGTAGCTGAAGCAGACAATCCAATAGGAGGAACTTCAAATGGTGAGAGTAAGGTTGTATTATCTCTTGAGTAAACCACACCATCACTGATGTCATCAAAGACACTCTCAGATATTTCTCTTAGTGTTAGTTGTACCTGAAGATCATAGCCATCAGCTAAACCGAATGTCCAAGATGTTACTTCGAACTCTTTAGATGTCCACCCGAAACGAGCATTTGTAATGTTAACAATATCACCAACTTGAACCTCAAAGGCTTTCATACCGAATGATGCACTAAAGGTTAACTGTTGTCTATTACGTTCAAGTGCAATATTAGCGATACGTCTAGCAATAGCACTATCATCCGTAAATGGTAGGTCAATATCTACAACATTCTCTTGTCCGTTGTCTTCTGTTATGAAAGCACTGTTGGACACTTCAGGATAATCTGTTATTTGCCAGTTGGTCTCTTCACCCTTAAAGGTGCCTTTGACAATATTAAAGTTATCCCTACGAGAATGGCGTGTACTCAAAGTGATAGAAGACCTTAAGTCTCCCTCATCTAAAGCTATTGTAGGTGCTACATAGTAGGCTGGCTTCATACGCCACTTACCTTGACCGTACCAGAGAAGTCCACCCATAGACGTAAGGATATCACCTAAGAAATCATAAGGTGCAATAGCTGTGGTGAATGCCCCATTACAAGTGAATCTTTCTGTGCTTGTAGCTGTAGATTCTTCACACACATTAGCTGCTGATATAACAAGAGTGTCATCAATACTAGCTTCTGCCTCACCCAATCCATAACTGGAGGATGTTAGGTAGTCACGAACACACAAGGCTGGGTTATCACTCCATACAGTAGTTTCTGTACGAGGGTCATAAACCTTCTTGCCTTTAATTACTGCGGTGATCTGTGGTACACCATTTGGGAAAGCATCTGCGTCAAATGCCAACTTAACATAAAGGTAAGCAATACCACGAAGCCTGTGGTTACTCGTCCACTCACTTACAGCCGAAACTAGAGTACTCTCAGCAGTCTGGTCTGCTGTCCCAAGCTTCTCTTTAATGGTAACTACACCATCGTACCTAGAGGGAGAAGTCACATTACCGTCTACGTCAAGAGTAAGTAGCTCATCATTAATGTAGATCTCTTCGAACTCTTCAATCTCATGTCCAGCGTAGGCAATAACCCTATGTAGGAATTTGTTATTCTCCCCTGTGGAACTATCATATACAACAGCACCACCAGTTTTCATTCTACCATAGATAATCTGGTGGTCTAATGCTGAACCAAAAGAGTTCACATCATAGCCACTAGACTGCCTACCAGGAAACTTAGGCTTAGGGGTAAGTGCATTAAGGGCGAACCCAAGCGCTAGTTGTGTACCTAGACCAAGTATAAAAGCCCCAGTACCTGCGGCCCAAAACACACCAAGGCCAAGCGTACCAGCAACGCCCGCTCCAACAGCAATAATAGAAGAAACAACAACCATTATAAAACCTTCTCGTACTTAGTCTCTATTTCATTATACCCAAGACGAGTAAGAAAGTTACCTATCGGGTTCTTTTTAGATGAGGACGCTATAACTCTGTTGATGCCATCTTCTTTGATACACTTCTCTACAAAGTCAAACAGTCGCTTACCAACCATAGACTTACGGTAGTCCTTGTGTACATACACAGCATCATAAGCACCTATGACCTCACCCTTACTTGTCAGCAACCCAGTGAGGATAACTACAAAGTAACCTATGAGTACCCCATCCTTACGGGCAGTAAAGAACTTTAGTAAGCCTCTACCTTCAAGGTCATAGTAAGTGTCCCAATCAATATTCAGGTCTTTATCTGGGTGTCCAGACTCTTCCCACTCAAGTTCAGCTAAAGGTTCTACCTCATTTCTGGAGTAGGATATAAACTCTTGCTTGTAGGAAACACTCATGTTGTAGCCTTACCCCATGATATCGGCCTATCCTGTAAAGACTCTACAAAGTCTAACCCTAGATCACCTGGGTAGATAGACTTCTGATAGCCACTTGTGAATCTAGCTACCCTAGCTCTCTCCAAGTCAATCAACTTGTTTTCTACCCGCATCTCAATAGTACAAGTATCAGGACCTTCTGATATGTCCATTGTATCCATGTACCCAGTGAAAATCTCACTTAGGTTAGCTACACCATAGCCAAAGGTTTGGTCCCCGTTTGTACCTTCAATCACATAGTAGTCATTAGCAAAGTCAGCTACCAACTCAGGTTCAAAACCATTAGCTTGGTATTCTACCGTCTGTGTCTTATCAAATGTACCAAAGTATATTACACACTCACGTCCCTGATAAGGTTCTCCGATTGCCAGTGATAGCAATTCTGATGGAATACCACTCATTGTAATAGTAGCACCTTTAACAGCTATCTCTGAGGTCTCTTCAATGGAAGATATAGATAGTAATTCACCAGTACCAACCCACTCTACGCTGTTATATACAAGTGTACCTAAACCAGACCAAGTTCTAATAATGTTATCATCAAACTTAAGCTCAATAGCAAAGAAAGGGTATATTACATTATCATCCAGTGTTGATAGTAAGCCTGTTGATAGGTCTCTTGACATAGTGTTTCCTTAGTCGGGGTTAGGTAATTGATTCTACAGCCTCAAAACTGATACCGTAGCTACTCGCATTATTAATTGACCATGCTGTGATGTTCTCTTTAAGCCTAAATACACCTTTAGCATTATCATAAATAACAGCTTGAGTTGTGTAGTCAGCCCTAAGTGCAGGCCATATCTCCATCTCACCACTGCCATCTCTATCCTGTAGTACCTGGTGTAGCCTAGCAGCAGAGCCTGAGCCTAACTGGATGTAGTCACCAGCAAGGAGTGTACCAGTCATAATAACCGATACAGTCTCCTCACCAGTAGTACCTGTAAGTGTACAAGAGCTAACTGTCCCCTGTGCTGTAGCATAATCAGGATCACCAAGTAGGAATGTACCAGCCTGACCCTTCATAGCTGTAAGAAAGGCTTTCCAAGGCGCAGCTAGGTCCCTACGTACATTAGGAATCTTGATAGAAGCTTCCCAGCGTTGCCCAGTGTGGGATACAATCTGTTGCTTGTAGGTGAATGGAGACTGTGAGGTAGCCACAGCATTAACTGCACGTATCTCAATAGTCTCAATACCAATACTGGTTGGCGTACTTAGTGGGTATGTAATTGCCATTTGTTTTCCTTTACCCGAAGGTAGCTTTCATTGCGCCACCACGCCTACGTTGATCCATCATGGATTTCTGTGTCATCTGTGCAATCTGTGGTGCAGCCTGAGCGATGATCTTCTTAACGCTTTCGTCACCATTAGCTGAGAAGTTGAAGTTCTGGGTGATTACTGTTGAACCCCCACCACCGCTAGCTTCTACACCAAGTTTACCATCAGCACCACGCTTGAGTGGCATAATAGCTTCAGGTCCAGCTTCACCCATGAGGCCAGTCTTACCACCAGCCATACCGAAGGTAGTAGGACCACCAACGACACCACCATTAGCGAATGGGATAACATTACCACCCTTGAAGGCACCACCGTCGGCAAAGCCAAATACACCTTGGATAGCCCCTGTGATCTGTTTAATCACAAAGATTTCCCATAGCTGTTTGATAATCTCACGAGCCATATCCTTAAAGGCATCCTTGACACTCTTGGTGCCTTCTACCATAGCTGTGAGACCATCTGTGAGGGATTGTGATACAGTATCAATAATACTTTTACGATCTTCTTCAGCTTCGATAGCCTTTTGGATACGGGCGTATTCACCTTCGTAGTATTCGATAGACTTGGCCGATAAGTTGTCGTACTCATCCCCCATAGACTCTCTTACATACTTGTATTCTTCTGACTTACCTACCAGTTCTTCCATGAGAGCTAACTCTGCTTTCATCTTCTCTAAAGCACTTTCTGTAGCACTGTCATCATCGTCATCTTTCTTGCCACCAAACAAGTCCCAGTCTCTTACGTCAATACTATCCCCATTTTTAATAGAGTCCATAAGCGCCTTTAGATTATCAAGCGCCCCTGTTGGGGACATTGCAACATCTGCTGATATACTCTGTTGCAAGCTCTGTAACTCTAGCATAGCATCAATATTTTCTCGAATAGCTGCTGATTGCTCTGTGTTTGCAGCCTCTGCATTACCACCCATAAGACCAATACCAAAAGCTCCGCCTGGCCCTGTGCTAGCCATCCAATCAACCATTTTTT